TTCAGCGGCTTGCCTCGTTGCCTTGCGTTGTTTGCCCGAGTTTGCCCACGCCGAAATACCTCCAACAACAGCGCCAAGCGCGGCGCCAGCAGCAGTACCGATTACGGGAACCATAGAACCTATGGCTGCACCAATTGCCGCACCACCCGCAGCCCCTGCCGCCATGGCAGTACCTCTGGACTTGATTGAGTCGTCGTTAAATTGTGAACCGATAGCCGTACCCGCAGCCATTGACCCACCAACAATTGCGAGACCTCCCGCCATCCCGTTCATTCCCATTTTGCCTTTTGTGCCGAGCGTTCCGCCGTTTCCGCCCAAACCTTTTGGCAATTTTGCTCCCTTCATTGCCTTCATCATGCCGGGTGCCATCATCTGCATAGTTCCCGCCGCCATTGCTACGTTTCCGACACTGCTCAAAGCAGAGCCTCCCGCAGTGTTGTATCCACCTGCTTGTGAACCGAGAAAAGACAATCCTCCGCCAGCAGCAGCGAGTCCCATACCTCCCCCCATAAGACCAGAAGCCTGACGCCCTCTAGACATCATTCTCTGTTTGCCTGACATCTGACTTGGCATTCCACGCGTCATTCCACTACTTCCACCACCGCCACCTTTGACGCCTGCACCGTTGACATAAACATTGTTCGCCCTAATGTGCTTATCTTTCATATCTTTACCAAACATCTTTGAAAGCGTTGCAAAGAACCTTGTAGCAATAGTGAACGCCGCATATAGAGCAGCCACCGACAACACCGCACCAACAGCCTTACCGCCAGCCCCAAAATATTTTTTAAAAAAAGTATTAAGGGTAATAACAGTTTTGTTAAGCGCAGTAAACCCTTTAAAAAAGGTTTCAATAATCTTAAGAAAGAAAGTCAACAAAGGCATTGCTGAAACAAACAAAGTTTTAACTGTGTCCGTATATCTACCAATAGCGGTCAGCGTGTCAACAATTTGGTTAGCAAAACCACGAATTGTGTCAGCATTCTTTATGATCAAATCTGACATTGTGTTCATTCCGCCAGTAAAATTTTCAAAAAGTTGCGAAAAAACAGGGCTAAAGAAAATGTCGTTGAGAACATCACCAGCCGCTTTAAATTGACGCAACCAGTCTTGCATTTTGTCAAAACCATTACCGATAGAGTCAAAAGTTTTTTTGAAAAACCCAAAAATACCCGGAACCGTACCCAAATATTTGTTCATCAATTCAATTAAACTGTTTGAACCGTTCTCAATAAAATCTACAATTTTGTCAAAACCACCCTGACTTTGCCATCTGCTAATAACGAAAGACAAACGAGCAATAGTTGTTGAAACAATCCCTTCCAAACGCGCAACAGTATTTGACGCCATACCAAGATAGCCACCACCAAGATCGGTTAATTGCGCTTTGATGTTATTGACAGCAATTTTGAATCTTCCCATCAAAGTATTATTTAACGCATCTAAAGTTCCTTTATATTTTTCGGCAAAAGTCGCCCCAAGTTCTCCACTAGCCGCGGCTTTCATAAACTCGTCACTTGTTTTTATTCCCATAGCGGAGGCTTCTTTAAGGATTTTTTCAAAATCAGGTCCTAATGCTTTTCCTTCCGCCGAAGCACCAGCCACACTTCCAGTCTTTTGCATTTTGGCAAGGAAGTCTGCAAGTTTCTTTGAACCACCTTCTAGGTCACCACCACTACCGGCAACAACATCCATAAGGCTTTCAAAGGCGACAGTTGTTTGACCAGTGATGGGTTTAACTTCGCTAAGTTTTGTGAAAGCGGCATTTAATCCTTTGGCGCCAACAACTGCCAGACGAGAGTTATCTACAAACATGCTCATCGCTTGACCAGCGGCAACAAAACGGTCATTAGTAGTAGCGGTACCTTTGTAATATGCTGGTGAACTTTGAACAGAAATAAACTCTCTTTGGGCAGCCATAAACGTTGTTAAAGCAACAAACGCAACACCGACCGCCGATGCCATAGTTGACATCGCGGCACGGTACATATTCACAAAATAAGTACCTGCCTTAAACCCTAAAGAGATTCCACTCAGTGCCGCCGCCATTAGCGGTAATTCTATTAACGCTAATTTGTTGACTAGTTTGAGAATTTTTCCGTAAGCCGCGATACCCATCGCTGCGTCTTTACGGAAAGCGAAAACTTCGCTAGCCATCCCGTCATAGCGACCTTTGCTCGCTTTTGAAACGCTTGAGGGTTTTGGTCGTCTTCCAGGTGTACTTCCAGGTGTACGAGATCCGCTTCCACCAGAGCCAGAGCCACCGCCGCCACTACTTCCACCGCCACCCTTAGCACCTTTAGCAACCGCTCTGTTGTGTTTATTTTGAGCGTCGGTGAGATCCTCTAGCGCTTTACGTGTAGCAACAATTTTTGCAATATCGGAATTTACATCGATATTGATAATTACACGTTCACCGCCTGCTGCCATATACATCTCCGTTTAAAAGGTAAAGGTATGAGCGCTCCAGCAAACTAACGATTATTACGTCGTTGATCGGCTTCCTGTTTTTCTCTATCTGTCTGTATAACTTTAGCACATGCTAAGCGAATCACCCATTCATCTGCACTACTGTCAAGTAGTTTGATTGGGTCAGTTTTGAAGAGGTCACCAAGCCTTCCCGCAATTTGTATGCGAAAATCGGCTACTAACTCTCGGAAGACCTCTTCATAGGGTCCACTGCATCCACATTGTCTCCATAACCCGCTGCTTCAATAATGGCTACAGCGGCTGCTTCAACATGTGGTTCCAATCCAAAAAAGGCTAAAACACAATCTGGATAAGGTCGTGATGTGTCAGTCATTTTCATGATTTGAGGTGAAGCAAAAGTTAATTCAACCCCTGCTTCATCAGTAACGATTTCGTCGTGCAAAACAATTCCTGTTGTAGTAGCGGCAATAAGATTTGTTGAGAATCTGATTGTGTCCATCCCATTTTTTCTATCTTCACCAGCGTTGCGTCTCCAAGACTTCAACTGATTTTGTGTGATATTTGGGGAAACACGAATCATAACGTTAGGTCGTTCCGGTACGGGAATGTAAATATCTCCGCGTTTAACTTTATCTTGAATAATTTTTTTGAGGTCATCCAAAATATTTATACCACTAAGTTCGTGTTTAGCGAAATTGTCGGGCTTTGATTCGTTATCGTCTGTGTTGAATGTAAAGTTGGTCATAGCGCAAACCCTAGCATAATCAAAATCTTAAATCATGAACCCCTATTGGGTAAGATTTATGCTTGAGCGACAGGTGCGTTCCCTACAGAGACTGTAGAGATGCTGAAAGTAAGAGCGAAAGTTGCTGGTGTACCTGAAGTTGCGTCACCATCTGGTTCTGTCAAACCCACAAGCAATGCGTTCGTGTATTGACGATCAGCGCCCGGCACAGCAATATCGCAATCAAATAGGTGGACATCAATGTTGTAGCGGATACGCCCAACATATTGTCGTATTGCTTGAATTTTGCTCAAAAAGGCAGCATCTGTAGAAACATAACCAGTTACAGTGATGTCGCCAATTTCTGACGGCGCACACAAAGTGTCAGGAACTAAATCTCCACCATGGTAAACTTTTTCAACGGACGCGGTGATCTCTCCACCCGATACTTGCATGAAATAGTCAGGAAATGTTGGAAAGCCAGCAGTGACCGGCGTGATTCTTCCAACGATTTGTCGTTGAGTAGCAAGATTCTTGAAAAGTGTTGGACGAGCCATTTATTCCTCCGTTACGCCAAAGCGGTTGTTAAATTAGATTTAATTAAATCAACTTCAATTTTGTCACCGATGCTTGAAACACGAACCCCGACTCGTGCTGTCAATTGTCCGGCTTCAAGTTGGTTCAACGGGTTAAGGGTTGAGTCACATTTAATTGTGTAACCGTAATCAATGCGTCGTCCGTCAGCGGAAAACCCTTCATAGAATCCACCGTTAACACGAATTGGTTCTACAACTGATTGGATTGCGTTGATTACATTTGCGTACACAGTTGAACGACCGTCAATGGTTGAGAAAACTAAATCCTCAAGACGCTTTTCTGCTTCGGTAACAATGTAGTTAATGGTGTCGCGGGCATTGA